GTTGCCATGATTGCTCCTTGAGTTGTGGTTTTAGTTTGACATAGATTCGGGCGCTAGGTGTGGATTACGCCGTTTGGACTTGAGTAGAGACGGTGAGTTCATATGCCGGCAGCATGGATCCGCCGATGTCGACGTTTGTGGGGCGGCCTGAGATGATGCCGATGTTGAGCGCGTATACCTGAGCGAGCATATTAAGTAGGGACTTCTGGGCGTCTAGGTTGCCGGGGCCCAAGGTCACGATCTGAAGTGTAAAGGTTAGTTTGGCGATGTTGTAGTTGTAGCCGTCGATCGAGTCGATGTTGACAAACACGCACGGCGGAACGATGTTGCGTGGGTCGTTTACGATTTGCAGAGAGGGGACGGTCTGGAGTTTGGCGACTAGGTCGTCGTAGCCCTCATTGAATAAGTCGGTGTAGGTCGGGACTGGCACTAGGCAACCTGCGGTCGGTCAATGCCTAACAATTGGCGGATCATTCCGTTGAGGCCCATGACGGGAGCGGTTCCCATGGACTGGAAAGATGCAAACGAATCCATAGATCCGCGCTGACGGTACAACGCGCCGCCGTACATGATCGTTCCAAGTTTGACATCCTGCGATGGGACGGTCGTGAGAGAGTCGACATAGCCGGCTTCCATTCTTCGGCGCCAACAGAATTGTGAAGCACTTGAAGCGCAAATGGTGAGGAACGCGGCGTCGGCGCTGGTCGCTGTGCCGATGCCGAGCCAGTCCTCGATGTCGCTAGCCGAAATCCAAGTTGCTGTCGGGGTCGCTGTTAGGGTTCCGGATGCGGCTTGACGGGCTACGTCTGCTGCTGTACGGGCATAAAGAACTTGGTTCGGAATGGTGATGAGAGGGTTGAATTCTAAGTCGCCTTCGTCGTCAATGCCGACGTATTCGTAAGACGGAAGCGATCGGATGGTGTATGTGCCATTAAACGTCGCGTCTACTGCTGCAACGGTGATCGACTGACCGACCTCCAACTCCGCAGGGGTGAGAAGTTGAAGGACGGCGTAGTTCGATATTAGTTGCTTACTGATGACCTGATAGACGGCCATAATGTTGGCCTACCTTTCAGATCAACCGACTGGTGCCATTTTGACGAACTTGGTTGGATCCATCATCAAGGTTGCGAAGTAACCGCGGAAGGCGATTGTGCGAGACAAAGTAGATGGCGAGTCAATGCTGATTGCGCCCTTCTGCTGCTCAAAGATTTCGTAACCAGATGCATCGCCAACGATAAGCGTGTCGCCTGCGAAGTTGCGATCAACAACAACTTGCAAACCAAACGCGTTGCCGTTTACTTGTCCCGGTGCAAGATTGCCGAATGCGTTCATTGGGCCAATCTGTGGGAACAACGGACGATCTGATGTGTCTGAAAGGCTAAGCAAAAATCCCCACCACTCTGGGTTGACAAAGATGTGGGTTGGAAGGTTGCCATTGCTTGAAGACAAAATTGTTTGTGCTGCACCCGAGATCCATGAAGCCCAATAAGCAGGATCCGTAACCGAAGCAAGTGCAAAGTTGCGAGTAACCGTTGCGCCTGTTTTCAAGTTGTCTGCTGCCACGTTGTCAGTTTCATTGGCGTAGATTCGGCCCATATCGTCAAGAAGTAATGAGATGACCTCGGGGGTACTCCAATCGATTGATTGTTCGGAGAGACTCACATAGCCTCCGAACGTGCCCTTTGTGACCTGACGATCTGTCACGACAAACTGTCCGGCGGTAAGCGCGGTGTTTTCAGTTGCTTGATTGCCGATCGAAGTATGTGTAGTTACTTCTGGGCGGATAAAAACTTTGCCGCCTTGAGGCATCGCCTTTGCGCCTACAGCATCCACCACAGGGCGCCGTCCAATAAAATTATTGTACGTCGGTTGGACAATCGGCAAAGGCAAGATGCCATCCAGATCGCCCGTAACCACGTCTGGCGCGGCCGCACGAATGCCTTCGCGCATTGCGTGGAACTTGTCGCCGCCAACCATAAATGCCGAAATGTATTCGGCGGCTGATGGCATTTTGAACTCGCGCTTAGCGGTTGCAAAAATAGTTTGTGTCGCGGCAGATGCTTCTACAACGGCTGGGGCTTCGACTTTTTCGTTCATTGTTTCTGTCTCCTGTTGAGGTTCTACTTCTTCAATAGTACTTATTTCTTCTTCTTCGTGTGGGATACTCGCGGCGACTTCCAAGATCGGGGCATCAAATGCGCCCTGAGCGACTACCGATAGTTCGTCCCAACGTGCGGCCGTGACGACCATGACGCCTTCTTTGTCGTATTTGAACTTAAGTGGGGTAACTCCAACCGAGACTTCTCGGAGGGCGCCATCGCTGGCGAGCACCAAAGCTTCTGAGCCGAGAGCGGTTTCGCTGATCCGTGCGGAGAAGAGCATTCCTTCTTCCGTTTCTACGCGCTCGGTAACGGTGCCGATTACTTTGCTGGAATCGTGGAACATCTGGAGGATCGGTGCGCGGCCGTCAACTGGAAGCGAGCCGGGGGCGAAGGCCACCATCGATCCGTCCGAGACTTTTGCGGGAGTGTTATATCTGACGGCAATTCCCGAAATCGTGCGGCGTGGAGTGTCGCCTGCGGCCGCGTCAATGGTGAATGCTTCTGATCCGAATCTAATCATGGCGTGATCCTAATTTCGTGCGATTGGTGTTTGTGGGATATCTGAATCTTCTGGCATGTCACGGGAGTCCGACATGTCTCCGCCAAGGTATGCCTCGGAGAGATAGTCCGACGTGTCAAAGCGGACGAAGGTTCCGCGCGGAAGAACATTGTCGGAAGACAACGTGGAAGCGATGCACTTGGCGATCGGTGCACAAGCGTACGTCCAGTTGTCAATACGGGATTGTTGGCTGGATTGGTATGAGTACGCGCCGATTGATACCGACAGAAGAAACGAGGGGACACCAAGGAACCTGCCGAGGTCACGACTGGAATAATCTGCGGACTCAATCATCATCATTTTGTCTGGGGTTGCGTCGGTGGCCACATACTCGATGAACTCATTGAGAGCGGCCGTATTGTTTCCGGACGTGCGCGCAATATTGAACTGCTGCGCAAGATCGTTGAGTTCGGCCGAACTAAGCGGCTCCCCTCCCGTTTGTTTTAAGTATCCGCTAGGCAAGACGGACTGGCTTGCTCGAAGCCTTGATTCTTCTATACGAAGCGCTGTCTCTACCGCGCGAGCGCCGGCAGAGTTGAACGATTGCATTGGTGAAATGAATTGGATGACGTCGCGCGGATCTAATTGAACGCCGTTAAATACGATTTGTTTGGATGGGCCGAACCACAACGGGCCGGCTTGATCAAGTGTTTGCACCATGGCGGCAGGGAGTCGTGTGAAGTTATTTGGGTAACCGTCGGCGGTGCGATCGTTTGGGTCTGTGTACCAGAAGGCCCGCCCTTCAAAAATTAAATCATCGCAAGTGAAAGCAAGGATGAAGTCATTTGGAACGCCTTTGTCAATTCGCGATAGCCATGAGCGCGGAGCAAGTGTTACTTCTTCCATCTCATCGCCGTTCCACATTTCGCGATACATCTCTAGTTTTAATCCTGCGATCGTTGTGCAAATAAGATCGCGACTTCTTGCAACAACTGGGAGAGTCATTGCACGGGCTCTGCGAGTCCCGTCTGTGTACGACGCGAAGTAGCCGATGTTGTAAGACGATGCTCCGACGGCTGCCTTGATTGACGAGTCGGTCGTCGTTTCTAGTGGTTGCGATTTACTGAAGAACGCCATCCCTAGAGCATGACACATCTGGCGCGTTTATGGTGGCAACCGCTCGGAGGCGTTTCCGATCCCGACGAAAGGTAGGGCTCACGAACGGCTGCCGATTGGATGCTAGTTCGGGACGATGACTAGTGAAGGCTTTTGGGTGACGCGGTTTTGTGAGGCCAAGGTTGCCGACCAGATCATCGTCCGGCATAACTCGATCGGCCCGGGTGACTTCTGGGAAGAGACGGCGATTGAGCCTTGGGTGCGGACTAGGACGGCGCGTTGAACATGTTCGGAAAGCATGGCTTCTCCCGTGTGGACGAGCCGCATTTCGTGAATCATGTTTTTGACAACTGGCGTGTACTTAAGAATCTCTCCGTATCCGACAACTATTCGGCGGCGGTCAAACGCAGCGGATTGCACGAGCACGTCGATCGTCGGGGAGAACGCAAACTTGACCGACGGATCTTTGGCAATTTCGGCTAGGTGTTCTAAAAGCTCTTTTTGTGTCTCGGCCGTAAACGCCACAGAGTTCACAACTCGACCATCGGGCAATGAGACGGAGCGCGTGGCGAAGTAGCGGGTGTCGTCCATGGAGGCTTCTACGGCGACGACTCCGCCGGCAGGGACTTCTCCTTCGTAGAGCAACTCTGGCCATAGGCCGTGTGGAATCCAAGAATTCGCGGATGCAACCCACATGTTTAGAGAGCCGCGCAAGAAGAGTGCTCGATCTGGGCCTTCGGATTCTTGGCGCAAAGTCTCGATCGTCAGGAAGTGGCCGATACTGGGGTTGCCCCAATACCACGAAGATTCTGCGAGCGGATCAAGGGATGGCTCTGGGCTCCATTCCCCAAAATAGAACGACGAAGGCTTCTTAAGGTCAATGAGGCGAAGCGCATTTTCACGGTGACGGATAAACAACTTGGACGCTTCGGTGCCGGCCGTGCTGAACATGGCGGTCAAGGGTGAGCGCCTAGCGCGTTGAGCCGGCAAGAGTCCTGCTTCTACTTCGTCGGAGACGTCAAACAATTCGTCGATGATTGCCAAGTCAATTGTCATGCCGTGGCCTACTGACGGACGCGCGGCTTTGACATACCATTTTGAGCCGTCTGGCATTGTGGCTTGGTAGCGGCCGTAGGACATAATGACTTTGGCGCCGCAGCGCTTTTCTAGGATCGGTGCGATCTCTTCAAAGAGCATGCATGCAAGATCGAGACGGTGCGATAGAGAGACGACTGTTTGTCGCTGGCCACGAATCTTCGGCATCTCAATTAGCCAGAAGAGAATGAGCGCTTGGATGACGGTGGTCTTGCCGTTCTGTCTGGCTACGGACACAAGGCTCGACCTGTGCACAAGATCCTGATCCGCATTGAAAGTAAGCATCTGATCCAATACGTGCATCTGCCAAGGAAGCATTGTTAAGCCGAGATACTCCTGGGCTATGTCCCCCACAATTGCCGCCCACGATCCGACTCCGTCTGGGCTGATCGTTTCCAGTCTCGGCCGGTCGTGCGCGATCGCCGCTGGTTCTGGCTGGTTCAGGCCGTTCTTGGTAAAGAGTTGGATGGGGCTCGGGGGCGTTTCACTTCTATACAAAAAACCGTTTTGAGTAACATTTCGTTTTTGTATTCTGATTGCGTCGTTTTTGTTTTTGTATGTTGCTCCGCGTGATGAGTTGCATGGTTTACAAGCCGGCACAAGTCCGTCGGCTATTGATCCACCGGCGTCGTGCTCGACGAGGTGATCGGCCTCGGTTGCTTTATTCTTTTGGCACCAATGGCACAGTGGTTCATCGCGTAAGAGTTGACGTCTTGCGTCTTTGTATGCCTTGGTGTCGTACTCCGAGCGTGGACGTGTCATGCTCCCGCGCCTTCGGCTTGGGCTAGCGCGGCGCAAGCGCCTTGCTGTCGCGAGTAGTAGTAGTTCATCATGTCGGGCTCGAGTCTGTTGAGTTGGGTTTGTTAACGGTATGTCATGCCGGCACGGTAAAGCCTAATGCGGTAATGCTCACCCACGGGATGCACTCACTCCGTACCCTTGCATTATCTAGCCGATTATGTTTACGGCTCGCTTCGTCGCTTTGCCTAACGCATTTCGTGTTGCATGTTTCAGGACGCGACGATCTACCCACGTTGCCGTGTGTTACCAACTGCCGTGCGAATGGCTTAGGTCGATGAGACTGATGAAGTTGTGCGTCCTTTAAGACTTAAATATTGGGAGATCCAGTTAATGTCGGCTGGTCGCCACACCCATACGACG